GGCGAGCTTCACCACGTTTTTCAGCTCGCCGCGGCCGTCCTTCTCGACATCGATGCGCGCGACAAACTCGAGCCCGTCCAACTCATGGAAGCCCGCAATGCGGCGGGCAGCAGCGGCCTGCGGCGAGTTGTCCTGAGGTCGGATGTTGCGAGCGCTGTTGAGCGCGGCGCGTACGAAGGTTCGGCCCATATTTCCCCAGTTCGGACCCTTGGGGCTTTGCAAGCCAATGTTTGACCACATCTTGCGACGGGCGAATTCGCCCTCGAGGATCACGAACTCGCAGGACAGGTAGACCGAGCCGGTCTCAAAGCTCTGGGTGGCGTAGCCGCCGTTCCAGCCCTGCGCCGGGTCGTCGAAGCCACCGGGTTTGATGGTCATGCGGACACGGGCGACCGTGCCCTTGGGGATCAGGTCGAAGGATTGCTGCTGTTCGGCATCGTTGAAATCGTTCCAGGCGGACATGGGGTTACTCCTTGTTTGGTTGGGTGTGGGTGGCGGCAGCGCACTTGTGGATGAGCGCACGCAGATCGGGGGGCTCCAGCAGGTCGAGCTGGCCGGAGCGGTCCTTGGCCGGGAAGCCATAGGGATTCATGGTTTGAGTGACGAAGGCGCGGTAGGACGAGCCGTCCTCGGCCTTGATCTCGGCGAGCGTCACGACCTCATCGACGATGCCGGGCAACTCAGCTGCGGTCTTGGCACCTTCGATCTGCGGCACGAACACCTTGCGGTTGAAGTCGTCCATGCGCTCGTCGAGGATCGAGACGAACACGACGTGCTTGCCGCGGGCGTGCTGCAGGTGCATGAGCGCGCCCAGCATCTCGGTGCCGAGCAGGCCGTACGCGCCGCGCGTATCGGGCTTGCCGGTCCGCTCGGACATCGCCTGCGGTTGGGCCTTCGACCAGATCAGCGCCAGTCGAGCAAGAACCGTGATGCTGTCGACGAAGTAGGTGTCGTACTTGGCCAGCTGAGCCGGATCGCCATAGCGCTCGCAGACATTCTGGTAGTGCGCCTCCGAATACGGTGACTCGGGCGGCAGCGCCAGATTGGGGCCGGCCAGAAACACGACGAGATCGCGGAACTCAGGCCAGGTAGCCGGGCGGACGCAGTCGCCGCGCCAGTCCTTGACCGCAAGATCACCCGCTTCAAGATCAACAAAGAGCGTGGTCGCCTCAGGCAGCGTCTTGAGCTGGGTGGTCTTGCCGATGCCGCTTTTCCCGAGCAGCACCAGCTTCACGCCCTTCTTTTCGCGCAGACGCTGGTCTGCAGTAATGATCGGAAGTGCCATCACGCCACCTCGCCGTCAGAGTCGCGGGTGAGTTCGTACGAACGCTTGCCAGGCTTCACCGTACGGGCGGCTGCGAACTGCTCGCGCAGCGCCGTCGGCCAGTTGGTGAAGCGGGACTCCGGGACGCTGAACTCGACGTCAAGGTAGTCCTCAACGCGATCGCCGCTGGCAGCGATGCGCTTGGCCATCTCGGCCAGTTGCTTCTGGTCCCAAGAGATCCGCTTGGGCGTATCGACCGTGACGCGGATCGATTCATCCTGCAGATGCACTACGCCGAAGTCCTTGCCGACCTCGGCACGGGCTTCGCGCTCACGCTCGACGTAGCGGCGCTGCAATGCGCCATGGGTCTTGGCCTGCGCCTTCTTGACCCAATCGACCAATTGGGCCAGGTTGAGGTGGACCTCGTAGAGTTGCTCCACGGGGAGGGCCGCGAGATCGGCTTCAGTCATCGCGGTGAGCCGGTCGGGGAAGATGGTGAGATCGTTCATTGCCATCCCCTCAGGCCATTGCCCGGGCCGAGGTCGACTCGTGGAGCGCGCAGCGCTCGAAGTCGATCACCGATTCGAGGGGATAGCTCACCCGCTTGGACAGCTTCAGGTAGCGGGGACCGCGACCCTCGCTGCGCCAGCGCTGCAAGGTCTTGGGGCTGATGCCCCAGCGCTGCGCGAGTTCGTTCTCGTTCAGAACCCGGCGATCGCCGGGGGACAGACTGTTGATCGCATCCTGTTGCGATCGGGTGATACTGCTTGCCGGTGTCGGCATGGACGCCTCCTATGACGCTGTTGAGGAACAGGTGTCATTGGAGAATTCGGGTGGCGAACATGCGAGACGGCGATTGGCGAACCACGCCGAAACTTCTGGTTCGCCAATGCCGGGGAGCTCGTCCCCGTTACCGGGCGGACGTACGAATTCAGTCGGCGTAACCGAACAGGACTCGCTGCTCCTGCCAATCGCGTGGCAATTGCGCGTTGCGACCCCGCAGGGCGTGCAGGTTCAGATGGCGCGGCTGACGACCTTCGAGAATCGACTCGATGATGTCGGGGGCGAGCGTGGTCATGCGAAGTACCTCTGCAATCCATCCCTGCTCGAGCTTCAGTGCGCGCGCCATGTCCCGGATCGTGGGGTATTTGCCCTGGTCGAGAAGTTTCTGCCAGTAGAAGGCCTTGCCCAGGGTGCGGATCATCGGCAGATCCTCGCCCCCGGTTCCAAGTGCCGAAGAACTGCCCGGTGGCGGGGTCAGCAGCCTGCGGTTGCTCTTGCGCCGGATCGTGAGCGGCACCGTGGTCACCCGCTGCTGGCCGGTGACGTAGTCGCGCGCATCGGGTCCCACGTCAATCCGCACTGACCGAAGCCGCGGATTGATCGCAGGACTGGGGGCGTCGGATGCTTTTGTCATGCCGCGACCTCCGCCTCTCTCTCATGCGCCTCACTCACCAGGGGATGCCCGTCGATGTCTGCATCCAATCCCAGCCAGCCGTCTTCGCGCCACCGGATGTCGATTCCCTGCGCATGCAGTTGGACACGCTCGATCAGAAGCTTGGTGATGCGCTGCTGCTCTGGCGGGAACAGTTGCGCCCACACCGCGCCTATGCGCTGCATCGCCACCACCACATGTGCCTCGTCGAGACCTGCACCACGGGGATGCCGCTGGCACGCGCGCCACGTAGCGAGCAGCATCTCGGGCGCGCGCAGCGTGTGCTGAACCTGCTCGAGCACGGCCTGCTCGATCTCCGCAGCCGGCAGCGGCCCGATTCGACCAGCACCTGGCTGTAGCGTGGCCCCCGCACTGCGACGCTTCTCCAGGTAGGGTACGTAGTAGCGATAGGCTCGGCCGTTTTTCTTGCGCGTGTAGTTGTGCAGCATGAGCTGTCCATCAGGCGCATAGAGCAATCCGGCAAGCAGGGCCGGATGCTTGACCCTTCCTTCGCGCGGGCCCTGCTTACGCCGGTCGATGAAGGCGTGCGCTGCGTTCCAAAGTTCCTGAGAGACGATGACCTCATGCTGGCCGGCGTGCGCGACTCCCTTGTGCTGTATCTCGCCAAGGTAGATGCGGTTGCGCAGCATCGCAAAGATGAACTGCTGATCGATCGGTCGACCCTCACGGAAGTTCCCGGTCTGCGTCATCCATGCCTTGGTGGTGCGGCCCTCAAGTTCGAGTTCGCGCACCAACTGCGCCGCCGATCCGTGTTCGGCGTAGCGCCGGAAGATGTTCCGGACGAGATCCGCTTCCGGCGCATTGACCACCAGCTTTCGCTCGACGACGTCGTAGCCCAGGGGTGGCACGCCACCCATCCACATGCCCTTGGCCTTGCTGGCTGCGATCTTGTCGCGGATGCGCTCGCCCGTGACCTCACGCTCGAACTGGGCGAACGACAGCAGGATGTTGAGCGTGAGCCGGCCCATCGAGGTCGTCGTATTGAACTGCTGGGTGACGGAAACGAAGCTCACGCCATTGCGATCGAACACATCGACAAGTTTGGCGAAGTCGGGAAGGCTGCGCGTGAGCCGATCGATCTTGTAGACCACCACGATGTCGATGCGGCCGGCCTCGATGTCTTCGAGCAGCCGCCTCAGGGCCGGTCGCTCCACGTTGCCGCCTGAATAGCCGCCATCGTCATAGCCGTCCTGTACCGGGGTCCAGCCTTCCGATCGCTGGCTCGCCACGAACGCCAGGCCTGCGTCGCGTTGCGCCTCGAGGCTGTTGTAGTCCTGATCGAGCCCCTCGTCGGTGGACTTGCGGGTGTAAATGGCGCAGCGCTTGCGCGTGGTGAGGGTCGCCGCTTGGTTGTGAGGGGCGATCTTCATTTCGAGGCCTCCCGATTGCTGCGCGTCTTGAGCCCGAAAAACAGCGGCCCTGACCAGTGCGTTCCGGTGATCACTTTCGCAACAGCCGACAGGCTGGCGAAACGCTGCCCGTTGTACTCATAGTCGCGCATGGCCCGCACGAGGACGCGGTGCTCGATGTCGTCGAACGTGCGTGTGAGCACCGTTCCAGGCAGCAGCCGATCGGCATCACGGCGCAGGCGCGGGGGAAGGATGCCAGTCTCGCCGATATCCTCGAGATTGCGGCGCGTGGTGCCCTTGAGGGCACCGAACGCTCGCTCCTGCATTCGGTAGGCGAGCCGGCTCTCGAGCCAGGTACGATGGTGATGATTGGGGCGCTCGTCGAAATACTCGTCCCACAGCCCCCACAACCTGTCCATCGACAGGTGCGGCAACTGAGCCACCCGGGCCGCCACGGATGCGGTGGCGTCGAGGTCTGCGTGTGTTTTCATGCGTGAACTCCTTTGTTTTGATAGGGGTTCGCATGAACGCTCTGGTGGGGGCTCATAGCAAGTAAAAACCCGCCTGAACCGTCGGGCTCAATCAATTCCGGCAAGGCACGCAGGCGTAGCAGGCCTGCCGCAAGCAGTTCGGCGATTTCTTGTTGAGGGGTACGCGGGCGACC